AGAAAATGCGCGTAGACCTTATCGTCAGTTAAGCTTAATTGAAGATTCTATTGTTATCTATCGCTTAGTTAGAGCACCAGAACGTCTTGTCTTTAACGTAGATGTAGGCAATATGACTCCACCGAAAGCTGAGTCATACTTAAAAAAACTTATACAGCAGTACTGGTCACGCAAGACTTTTGACTTAGATCAAAACGATGTGGTAAAGAAGTTTAATCCACAATCAATGCTTGATGCTTTTTGGTTTGCTAAAAGACAAGGTTCTGACGGTACCAGTGTGCAGCAGTTACCTGGAGCTGGTAATCTAGGTGAATTACAGGACTTAATGTATTTTATAAAAAAATTATACAGATCACTTAAGGTACCATCGTCACGAATTGATCCAGAAGACGCAGTAATAGATGGTGCACAAATATTAAGAGAAGAACTAAAGTTTGCTAAAGTAGTTATACGGATGCAACAACATTTTGCAGCTGGTCTTAAGAAAGGGTTTATTACTCATCTTAAGCTCAAAGGACTTTGGGATAAGTTTGATTTAACGACTAATAACATAGAATTAGCTTTTAATGTACCTACTAACTTCTATGAGATGAGAGAAAATCAAAGATTAGAAGGTAAGGTTGGTAACTTTAATAATCTAGCTTCAAGTGAATTTATATCTAATACCTTTGCTCAGAAAAAATATCTAGGTTGGAAAGATAAGGATATATTAGCTAATAGAGAGTTCTTACGCAAGGATGCTGAATTGCAGTGGGAGATAGCTCAAATAACTAATAGTGGTCCAAACTGGATGGAGAATGTAGTTGTAGATGGAGGAGGAGAGGCTGGAGGAGATGCAACAGGTCTCGGTGCATCTCCAGCAGGTGGTGGTGAAATACCTTCCTTTGGAGGTGGTCCAGCCACAACTGATACTGGAGGAGGAGCAGAACCACCTCCAGCTGGAGGTGTAGAGGCCGCTGCACCATCATCGCCACCAGCAGCATAATTGACTAAATAACAATATGCCTGCTGCTTGCGAAGTATCACCAGTTTCTGCCTTTTTATCAACCAATCTTAATAGCAAAATTGATTGCTATGAAAATCTAGGTGAACGAATAAAAAGATCATTAGGTTACCCGCTTATATCTTTAGAGATACATCAAGATCAACTATTTGAGAATATTCAAATAGGAGTAGAGATGTTTTCTAAGTTTGCTGGTTATACTCGTGAGTATCTTATATTTGATTCTAACCTGTATGAGAAGAATAAAGGTATTAGATTAGACTATCTATTCACTATAGCTAATACTGAGAGAACACCTGCTCAGAAAGTGTCTAATAGCCCTACTGTACCAGATCCTAACTATAGTATAACAACACCTAACACAGTATATGTAGCTACCTCAGCAGTTGGTGTCACATTTTTTAGTACATCATCAGCACTATCAGCACTATATACTGAGGGGATTGATCAATTTGATATATTAGATCAGACGCTATATAGTAGCCTTACTAGCTTCTCACGAAGCTTAACTGCTGCATTTGCAAAATCACCAAGGAAGACTATTACACTAGCATGCGAGCCTACAACTGCAGTTACATATAGTAATGCTTTTGATTACGATGTAATGGATTATAGGAAAGTAGTAGATGTAGTAGATTTTGAGGAAGGTTCAACAACTGGTATCAATACCCTATTTACCTTAGAACAAACTTTAGCTCAGCAGACCTATTTTAGCTATGCACTAGGTAATTACGGGTTCGATTTGCTATCATGGTATGCACTAAAGGAGTTTATGGATACTCGTGAGAAGTTACTAGCTACTACTAGAGACTTAAAGTTTGATCCAAGAACACAGTATCTAACAATGTACCCCCAGCCAAATAAGAATAGGTTTTACGGTGTTATATCATGTTATGTAGAGAGACCTATTAGAGACTTAGTTAAGGAGCAATGGGTATATCAATATGCATTAGCTCTCAGTAAAATTACTATTGGTAGAGTAAGAAGTAAGTTTGGCGCTGTCTCTTTATTAGGTGGGGGATCTTTAAACTATGATCTGTTACAAGAGGGTCTAGCTGAAAAGAAAGAACTTGAAGCACTACTCTATTCCGGCGCTACTCCAGGACTTTCTGATTCTGAACCTGCTATGTTCTTTGTAGGCTAATTATGAGCTCTAAATATAAACAAGGTACTTATAGACCAAAGAATCCCGATAAATTCATAGGTTTAACTGCTACCTATAGATCGGGTCTAGAGTTAAAATTCTTTAGGTTCTGCGATTATAATCCTAACATAGTAAAATGGTCAAGCGAGTCTGTAATTGTACCTTATATATCGCCTCTCGATGGTAGAGTGCATAGGTATTTTGTAGACAACTATGTAGTTATTAAAGAAGGTAACAATCTGAAAAAGTACTTAGTAGAGATTAAACCTTATAAACAGACCATGCCACCGCAGACCAAATATAGAAAGAAAGAACATTTAATATACGAGCAGAACATGTGGGCTGTAAATCAAGCTAAATGGACTAGTGCACAGGAGTATTGCAAGAAGAAAGGATTAAACTTCTTGATAATAACCGAGAAAGAACTAATTAATAGGAAATAGTTAACATGAGCATAAATAAATCTATATGTCATTAAAGCTTAATCTTCTAATTGGTCAAACTGCTCATGAGGATTCATTTGAGTATATCGTAGAAGAAACTAATCGTAATACACCGTCTAACCTTTACATCAAGGGACCATATATGATGGCTGAAGGTATCAATAAGAATAAACGTATTTACCCAATAGACGAACTTCGTAATGAAGTCAGTCGATATAATGAAGAGATGATTAAAACTGGTAGAGCTATGGGAGAATTAAATCACCCTGCTGCAGCTGATGTTAATTTAGAAAGAGCGTGTCATATAGTAACTGAATTATATGAGAAGGATAATGTTTTTTACGGTAAATCTAAAGTCTTAACTACACCGTGTGGTCAGATTGTAAGATCATTAATTAATGATGGAGTTAAAGTAGGTATGTCGTCTCGTGCACTAGGTACTCTTGAAGAGCAGAGAGGTCATAATATAGTAAGAAATGTAAAACTAATCGCTGTAGACTGCGTAGCAGATCCATCATATCCACAAGCTATTGTATCAGCTGTATTAGAGTCTAAACAATGGATATTAAACGATCACGGAAAGTTTGAAGAAGCCTTTGATGTATTAGATAAGACGTTAAGCAAGCTACCTAAGAAAGATGTGGATGGCTTTTTATTGCAACAAATTATGAATTTTATTAACAAGCTATAAATATTGTATATGAAAGTTTCTTCTCAGAGCAAACCAGTGTCAACAGACATATATAGTATACATAAATTTATTTCTGCCCTTTCTTCAAAAAACTATGCAGCAGCTAATAAATACTTAAAGAGCGCTATTGAGTCAAAGCTCAAGAATCGAATCAACAATCAGCTCGATACACCTTTATTCTAACACATGAAAGTTAAAAACATTTTACCTGATCAAGTTAAAGATCTTCTTACTGAAGACTCTTTAAATACTATCGAGACTGCTCTTCAAGAAAAGACAGCTCTTCTTATTGAGACTGCGTTAGTAGATCAAGATGAGTTATACTCACAAAAACTGCAGCAGCTAATGAAGGCTATTGACAAAGATCATACCTCGAAGCTAAAGCGGGTGGTTGAAGCAGTAGATATTTCAAACGCTCGTAAGTTATCAACCGTTGTCAAACGGTACGAAAAGGAGATCAATAAGAACGCCAAGTCCTTTAAAAATACCTTAGTCGAGTCTATTTCTGATTACCTAGAAGAGTATATCGACGAATCAATTCCTAAGGATGCAATTGTCGAAGCTACTAAGAATAAGACTGCTCTAAGTGTTCTAACCAATCTACGTAAAGTACTTGCTGTAGACTCCGCTCTAATGAAAGAGTCAGTTAAGGTAGCAGTTCAAGACGGAAAGACTCAACTAGATACTCTCAGTGAGCAAGTAACTAAGTTAGAAAGGGAAAACAAAATTCTTAAAGAATCTTATCTAAAGACCAAATCCGATCTTATCCTCGAAGAAAGAACATCAACTCTTCCCGATAAGAAGAAAGAGTATATCAAGAAAGTTCTAGGAGATAAGACTCCAAAGTTCATCGAAGAAAACTTCGATTATACCCTTAGACTCTTTGATAAGAAAGAAAAGGAAAAGATTTCACAGCTTAAGGATGAAGCCTTTAGTCGTAGAGTAGTTAAAACTGATGCGCCACGCGTCAATCTACAAGAGTCTACCACCAAAACCACTAACCCTTACGTAGACGCTTTACAGCGTAATAGATAATTTTTCACCCTAATAATGAGGTACTTCGGTACCTGAGTAACATAGATTCAATCTATGAAGGTCGAATAAAAGGAAAATATAAAATTTATGAATAAACCACAGACATTTATTGATAGATCAAGAGCTGAGACCCTTCTAGAGAAGTGGGCCCCAGTACTTGATTTTAAGTCAAACTCAATTAAGGAAATTGAAAACGAGAACACTCGTCTCAATACTGCTATTCTTCTTGAGAATCAAGAGAAATGGTGCTTTGAGCAATCAGGTAACACCTCTGCTTTAGGATCTGCAGCTGGTAATGCTCCAACGGGCTTTACTTCAAGCGACACCTATGCTACTGGTGACTCTCGTTTGCCTAAGATCCTTATTCCAATGATACGTCGTACGTTTCCAGAATTGATTTCCAATGAAATCGTCGGTGTACAGCCTATGTCTGGCCCAGTCGGTCTTGCTTTCGCTTTACGCTATAAGTACGATACAGCTGGTCTTGGCACTGGTGGTATAGACGGCGGTTCTACTGCTCTTGGCACTCATCACAATGTTAGCAATGCCGGAACCGGCAATACTCAAAGAGAGCTAGGATACCAGTATGTAGATACCAGATTCACTGGTACATCATCGGAAAGACTCTCTGGTAACGCTGCATGGTCCTTCACTCAACAAGATCAAGGTGTTGCTGAA